CAGTGCCAACCTCTGCAAGTGCAGCTGCGATAAGTGCTGCGGCTGTGCCTTGCGGATAGGTCATGCGCGTAAAGCCGCAATTTCCTCGGACGTTAATCCGATTGCTTCAAGCTTTGCTACGGCCGATGATTGAGCGGCGATTCTTGCTTCTTGTTTAGCTTGGAAATCGGCAGCTGCTTGAGCGTCAATTGACGCTTGGGCAATTTCATCTTCATTCATATCACGATCAGTAAATGAACCGTCTGCCTGATATTCCCTAACCTTTGATGTTGTGTTTTTTGTCATTAGCTCACTCCATAAACGTAGATTGTTCCGTCAGCCCAGTTTCCGCCACCTTGAATGTAGAAAAAAGTAACTGTAGAAATTGCGCTTGCTCCATTGTAGTAAGCTAATCGATTTGCTGCGCGATAAGTTGTTCCGCCAGTATTTCCGTACGTTTGCAAGCTCGCCAAAACGCCGCTTGTATCTGTGTATCTCATTACATCTACAATGGCATTTCCCGATGCACTTCCTGTCAAATTGTTTGCTGTCATAAGTGCCAATTGTGCGCCATTTGTTTGCTCATCTCCCTGTGCTGTTCCAGCTTGTTGAAAGAATCCTCGATATGTGTAATTGTTTCCTGTGTCGCTGTTAAATCTCATGCCTAAATCCGCATTGGTTGTTGTACTAAAATACACGCCTTTAATAACAAAAAGCAGATTTTTGTAGGTGTTTGCTATTGAAGCACTTGTAACTGTTGCAACTCCGGCAAGCGAAAGAGTTTGCAAAAGAGTCATGCCACCACCGGAGGCTGGTGTTGCCCATGACGGTACGCCAGCGGCTACTGTTAAAACTTGACCAGTAGATCCAATACCTAAACGAGTGTTTGTATTTGACGTAGATGATCTATAAGCAATATCTCCTAAAGTTGTTTCAGGATTTAAGGCCTTCAAAGAGGTATCAACCGGCTGACCAAATGCTGCAAAGTCGGCCGGTAGGTCTGTGACTAAATCGGCAGAAGTCGGCATTGGCCAGCTATAGTTTGTGGTCGGATTAGCCATTTATTTACCTTTCATTTTATGACACAATTGTGGCATATTCCCACGTCAAAGTTTGCGACACGCTCGCCCATGTTTCATTGACTGGCACGTCATTCCAGCGCATAGCCTGGAGCGAATAAGCCAAAGGCGACATTAGCAAAGTCACCGACAGTTCATTAAAACTAGCTCTAAAGGTAAAGCCCTCAACGAAGCCTTGAAAAGTACCGGCGGACATATTGAGCGGCAAGTTATTTAAGGCTATGGGCTGACCCATAAATACGTTGATGAGACTGTCTCGATCACCATTGTCTAGCTCCGGATTTGTCAACGCATAGGTAATTTGCTCAAAATTAGGCTGTGGATAGGCTCGCAGTTCAAGGTAAAAGGCAGCCTGATCCTCGGCGTCTGCCTGGTGTTTTATGGTGGTTGTAATTATTTGTGCCAGTTCTCCATAAGTGTAAATTGAATCTGCGTCGCTGTCACTGACTTCGCTGCCACTGTTTATGCCAAATTGAATTGTAATGTTATTGCGTACGTCGCCAGCCCTAGTTTTAATTGTTATGCCTCGACCAAGCGCATGATTAGCTGTTAGATCCGTGTAGCCGTTGGCCGACAAATAGACTGTTCTGTGTGTTGAGTCCGCATAGCCGATAAGGCCATTTGCGTCCTCGTAAATGTAGCCAAGGCCAGATGTGGCCAGCGCCGCCACTAGGTCATAAATAACGGTTCGTGATGAAGCGCGCTGCGCCAGTTCGTAATTGCCAGGCGTGTCAATTTCGCCCAAGCCTGTGTTTTCAGCATTAGCCCAGGTGACTGTCGGATCATAATTTGCCCACGTCAAGGCCGCCGGTACTTGTTGCCATTGAGCAAATAGCACCTCTCGCAATATTGTCTCAATTTGGTCGCCGTCAAAATCCTGTGTCAAAACGCCGTCTGTAAGAGCCTTTTGCAGCCTTGCCAAAGCGCCTAGGGCGGTTATGGTCACTTCCTGTGTGTAGGCGCTTGAGCCGACCTCTGACACGCTTACAGCTATGTCCACGATTGATCCGCCAAAGATAGGCTTATAGACGGCCGACGTGTCCTGTACTTCGACTGACAACGTATCGTTTATCTCGTAGTCAATAGCCGCTTGATTAAACACAATCAGCGTGATTGAGCAATATCCGGCTTGAGCCTGCTCATAGATATTTGTCCGGCCGGAAGTGATATTTAGACTGGCCAGAACGGAATCTGTGACGTCCACGCCTGAAATCTTGACTCGCCATACGGGAGCCCACTGCGTCATTTCTCTATCCTAAAACCTGACGCACCGCCAGTGCCTCTGTAAAATGAGTCATTTAGCGTGTTGACAATAGTGCGAGCAGTGCCCTCTGCGTCAATTGCGCCATTTACTGTTACGTTAATGCCGGCCATGTAAGCGCCTTGTAAGCCGGCTGCGCGATTAGCTGCGGCTGACGGTTGGAAAAATTGTGATTCTATAGAAGCACGATCAACGGTTGCCATAGCCGCTCCCGATACAGCTGCGGCAATGCCGGCATTGACTGACGTGCGTGGAACGCTAGGAATAGACCCAGTACCACTACCGCCGGTTGCACCGACACCGCCATTGCCACCGCCACCGCCACCGCCACCGGCGGCCGCAGGTGCAAAGCCTGATTGGAATGGAATTGAACCAGTTGACGGCATTTCAAAATCGCTGCCATTTGCTAATGCTGTTGCACCGGCCAAGACAGCGGCCGCTAAACCAACGGCGCCAACACCAAGCAAAGGATTAAGAGCAAATGCGGCTGCAACTCCTGTGACAATTGCCGAAGCTTTCAAAAGGTTATATGCCGCAATAAGAGTTTTAATAAGTGCAATTGTTGCCGTAACGGCTGCGGATATTTTGGAAACTACAAAAACGCCTGCAATTACGCCTGAAACTACTAAAAGTTCTTCTTTGAAATTTATAACAGTTGTCAAAACTCTTTTAACTTGTTGACCAAAATTATAGGCACTGCGAGTTGCGTTATCTGTTGCTTCTGTCAAACTGCCTTTGCCTGTCAAACCATTAATAAATGATTCAAGATTTGGCACAACTGTGATTAATAGATAATCGGCAAACTTTTGCACTACTGGCAAGAGAGCTGCGCCGATTGCCTCTTTGGCTTCGCTGGTAGCTATCTTAATTCGTTCAAATTTCTTTGCCGTTGTTTCCGCAGCGCCTTCGGCAAATTTGCCGTAAGTCTGTTCAAGCGATTTTATAATTGCTTCATTATCTTTTGACTTAAGCAGATTTGCGTCTAAACCTAATCCAAGTTTGCCAAGAGCTGTGTAGTTGCCGTCATAAGCTTTGGCCAGCGCATTTGTCACCGCCTCGACCGGCTTTGAAGTTGCAGCCGATAGATCTAGCGCAAGATTCAAAAGGCTTTGTGCTTCCTCGGTGTCCTTTGTGCTTCTTACTAGCCGTGCAAATGCTGGCCTCAACTGGTCATCGGTGACACCAACGGCAATAGACGTTTTTGTAATGTAATCCTCAACGCCTGCAATTTGGGCGGCTGTAGCTGACGTTGTAGCTTTGATTGTTTCGGCAAGTTTTAATTGAGCCTCTTCGTCCTCAACCGCGGCTTTAACTGCGCTAGCTGCAAATGCTAAAGCGGCAGCACCGGCCGCCGCAAAAGCCAAGGCAGCCTTTTTGCTAAAATCTGCAATTTTGCTACTTGAATCCTCAACCGCAGAGTTTGAATCTTTAAGTGATTTTTTAAGTTGATCGACGTCGGCAAGTATGGATAGCTTGAGCGTCCTACTTTGTGCCACCATTAAAACTCCTTAAGAATCTTGTCAAAAGCATTTTCCCACTTGGCAATGATTTCGGGCTGAATGGCGCGCAAGGTTGGATAGATAAACCAGCCGTTAGATCCTCGACCTTTTGCCCCTAAACCTGACCAGATTGGAAACTGTTTGTACTTGTTAGATCCAAATTCGTTGCCGCCCCAGAGCTGTTGAGTTGTGCCGCCACCGGAAAACTTCTGACCGGCAAAGCCAAAAGATAACTCGCCTATCTTTGACGACTTAGAAACTCGTGATCCGCGAGCTATCTTTTCAGCTGCGCGGCCTCGACCTACGGCAGTGCCGACAATTTTATCTTGAGCGAACTCTGCTAGAGCGCCAGAGGCGGCTTTTGCCTGGACTGTAGCTTCGGCGTCCATTGCCTTGAACGCACCTAGGACTCGACGTAGATCCGCCTTGTCATAAGCAATTTCAACGCTGTCCGCCATTTTGCTTCTCCAAAATCTCAAGTGCTGTGTAAATCTGCTCCGCCGTTTGCCATTCGCTCATCGGTATCCCAGTGGCCAAAGCTAAATCCACCAGGATTCGATTTACGCTTCCGGCGGCGTAGCTTTTGGGAGAACCTCACCGACTGTCACGTCTGCGACTGTCTCGCACCAGATTTCAAA